GGCATAGTCTCCAACGGGGTCGGGCCGGCGCAGCTCACCTACAAAGGCTTCTTCTCGGCCATGGAGGGGCGCGGCGAGAAGCCGTGGGTGCCGACCGACAACATCGCCTACGGCGTGCAGCTGCTGTTCGGCTATTACAAGCAGGCCAGGGCCAAAGGCTTGGGGATCCACGACTCGATCAAGCAGGCCGGCACCAGATACAACGGGGCCTCCTCGTACGGTGACGGGCTGCTGAAGGGCGCCCTCAAGTGGAAAGAACGTGTCGGCAACGCCGACTACACCTGAGTAGCCATTAGGCTTCCCCCGAGGCCACAACTGAATATTCCTGGGGGAACTTGTGGCCGACTTCGTCTTCAACATCGCCAAGGGCCGCGCGGGCCAGCTGATGAAGAACGTCGATGACGGATCACCGGCCAACAGCCGGCTGATCTTGATTCCGTACAACGCTACCGACACCGACGACGCGATCGGCGATTGTGACACCGTCGCGGCCGTCGAGGCGCTCAGCTCCACCGCAGAGGTTTCGGCGAACGGTTGGAACCGGAAGACGCTTGCCGCCGCCGATGTGACGATCACCGTCGATGACACGAACAACCGGATCGACGTCGACATCGTCAACGATCAGAACTGGACGCCGACTGCCTCGGCTGTGACCGACCTGCTGCTGGCCTACGACGACGACAACACCGCCGGTACCGACTCCAACCTGGTGCCGCTGCTGTGGTTCGACTTCGCGATCACCCCCGACGGTTCACAGGTCACGGTGCAGTTCAACGCGGCCGGCGTCTACCGGGCCAGCTAGCCCGAGCCCCTGACGAAAGGGGCTGACCGTGACCAAGGTTTCGGAGTACGGCTTCGACGAGGGTGTCGGGCTCCACGCCTACGACTCCTCGGGCAACGGCCGCTCGCTCGTCGCGTCCAACGCATCCAGCTCCTGGGATTCTGGAGGCCATTCCGGGAGTGGCGCGAAGACCAAGTTCACCGGCGTCATCGGCGCCAACTCGGCGATCAACACCTGGACCGTCATGGCCTGGGTCAAGCGAACCGGAACCTGGACCGGGTTCGCCGGTATCTGCGCTTCATCCAGCCAGGGGTTCTTCTTCGAGGCCGACGCCGGCTCCAGCTACAATCCGAACTGCTACGGCGGCAGTACCTCGGCGGTAGCCGCGTCGGCGTTGACGTTGAACACGTGGGTGCACGTGGCTGCCGTGTGCACCGCCGGCAGCATTCAGATGTTCATCAACGGCAGCTCGTCGGGGTCGGCGGCTACCGGCAACTCGGCACGCAACTTCGGAACCGGGACTTTCACCGTCGCCGGTGGCGCCGGGGACGAGGGCGAAGACTCGGCGTTCGGCGGGATCGTCGATGAGCTGAAGGTTTTCGACACCGCCTTCACCGGCTCTGAGATCACCACGGAGATGGGCACCCCGCCGGCCACTGGCGGGGTTACTCAGGTCGCGACCACGACCGGAGCACCGGCCAATGCTTCGGCGTTCTCGATCACCCTGCCGTCCGGCTACGCCAGCGGCGACCGGATGATCTGCGTGGTCACCGGGAAGTACGAGACCACCACCATCCCGACGATCAACCAAAGCTGGACCTTGATCGGCAGCGGGACGGGCGGGACGGGCTCGGCAGGCAACGACACCGGCCAGACGTTCTGGGCGGCGTACGCCAAGGACGCCACGAGCGGCTCGGAAACGGCCCCCACGGTCACGCCCGGCGGCACCGCGCCCAACTCCTGGGAGTGGGTCTGCTCGATCTTCAGGAAGCCGTCCAGCGAGTCCTGGCTGGATGCGATCGGCGCGTCGGCAGCATGGTGCACCTCGGCCTCGGACACGAGCACCAGCTCCCCGCTGACCGGGACTGCCGGTGCCTTCACCGGCGTGCAGCCGACCGACGGCGACGGGATCTTCGTGGTCGGCACCGCACCGACCGACCTCGGGTCGGCTCTTGGTGCGACCACGCTCACCGCGACCGGGCTGTCGGCAGGCAAGATCTCCTCCGCGACCTCGCAGTACGTCGAGAATGCGCTCGGCAACGACACCTGTGCGGTGTGGGCCAGCTGGCTAGGCTTTGCAGGCACCGCTTCGGCAGGTGTGGCGGCGAGCCTGACGATCACCTCGGCTACCAACCAGTCAGGGTCGATCGTTGCCCTCGCGCTACGGTCCGGATCCTCCGGGCAGACCGTCGGCGTCGGCCTGGTTACCGAGACCGATTCGACCTTCTCGGTAACCAGGCTCAAGGCCCGCACGGTCGGGCAGCCGACAGAGACCGATAAGGCGTTCCGGGTCGCGCAGCCGGTCGGGCGTACGTCTGAGACCGACGCGACTTTCGCGCCGTCGAGGCAGAAACTCAAGGCTGTCGGGCTGGTCACCGAGACCGGCCGGGTGTTCAGAGTTGCCACACCGGTCGGCCGCACTTCTGAAGCAGATACCTCACAAGCGGTCGCCAAGGTTAAGTCCAAGGCGGTAGGTCTTAACGTCGAGACCGGAACGGTCTTCGCGGTCGCCCGCAAGAAGGTCAAAACATCAGGCCTGCCGACAGAGGCAAACACAGCTTTGCAAGTGAGCAGGCTGAAAGTTAAGGCCATCGGCCTCACAACCGAGACGAATACCGCTCTACCTGTTTCCCGCAGCAAGATTCGCTCCGTCGGTCTGGTCGCAGAAACCGATGCCCCGTTCGCGGTCGCTCGAAAGAAGGCCAAGCCCCTCGGCCTGGCCACCGAGGCGGACAGCACTTTTGCTGCCACTGCGCAGGGCAGCCACACCATCGCGGTCGGCCTGATCACCGAGACGGACACGGTCTTCGGCGTCACACGTCTGAAGTCCAAAGCCGTCGGCCTGACCACTCAGACGAACACCGCGCAGCCGGTAAGCCGTATCAAGATACGCACTGTCGGCCTCACGACCAGCACCGAGCTGGCGCAGCCGATTACCCGCCGCAAGGCCAAGACGGTCGGGATACTGGTCGAAACCGATACCCCGCTCGCACCGACCAGGCGAAAGATCAAGACCGCCGGCCTGACGTCTCAGACTGAGACAGTTTTCGCAGTCACGCGGCGCAAGACCAGGACCACTGGGCTGCCGGCGGAAACCGACACGACCTTCCTGGTCGGGGTCGGCGGGGCTCACATCCTTGGCGTCGGCCTGGTGGTCGAGACCGATCTCTGCCAGCCCACCATCAAGCGCAAGGTCAAGACCGTCGGGTTCGTGACGGAGACCGGCACGGTCTTCGCAGTGGCGCACACTCGCAGCCGGATCCCCAGCATTGTCTCTGAGACTGACCTTTGCCAATCGACCACCCGCAAGAAGATCAAGACCCTTGGATTCATAACCCAGACCGACACGGTGCTGCCGGCACAGCGCGTCAAGACCAGGTCCAAGGCGCAGCTGCTCGAAACGGATACCGTGTTTACGCTGGTCCGGAAGAAGATCAAACCGGTCGGGCTGACGGTCGAGGTCGACGTGGTGCTCCATGCCATCATCAGCGGACTCAACATCCCGTATGTGGTCAACGGGACGCTCGACGTGAAGCCCAGCTGGCGGGCGCTCGACGTCAAGCCAAGCTGGGCCGGTCTTGATCTTCATCGCAACTTGGCAACCCTAGACGTGGAGGACTGATGGGCAACCTGCAGCTGGACATGAAGATCGGCGACACCCGGCCGATCTTCAGCACCCCGATCCTGGACAGCGACGGCGTAGCGATCTCGCTGGCCTCGGCCACGGCGCTGCTGAACATCCAGCTGCCGGACCTGAGCCTGGTCACCAAGACGTTGGTGATCGTCGGCAGTAACGTCACCTATCAATGGCTGACCAACGACCTGCCGGTGATCGGGGACTACCGCTTCGAGGTGCAGATCACCTTCGGCGACGGCACCAAGCAGACATTTCCGCCGAAGGGGTATGGCACGATCAGTGTCCACGCCGATCTCGACTAGGATCTGGCTCGAGAGGCCACGCTAAGCAGGGGGAGATATGGCTTCACGCATCGTAGTGTTCAAGACTGGCCCCGGGGGCACCGGTGGCTCGCTGCTTGACCACAGCATTGCCAACCTCAACGCGATCCGGGGCGTAGCCAACCAGATCCCTGAGGGCAACGACCACCCGCAGACCCGTTTGCTGCCGGCGTACGTACTGCCGGCCAACCGGAACAGCTTCGGGAACAAGGACGGCGGCATCTAACATGGCCGGCCGTCCACTTCGCAACTCCACCGGCCAGTTCGCTGGCAGCCCCTATCGGGCCGTTTCTCGTCGGGTCACCCCGAAAACCAAGCACCCGGGCGCCCGGAAGTCCAAGATCAGGGCTTCAGCTCACAACGCTCCGCGCGCGATGGCCGCTGCCTCCAAGGGCGGGATCCAGAGCCGGAAGCTGTAATGGCTGGGCGGGTCCTCCGCAACTCCAACGGGCGGTTCGCGGGGTCAACAGGCGGTTGGGGTCGTGGCCGATCAACCCACGGCGGCGGCTTCGGTGCCGGTCGTAAAGGCAAGGTCCGCTCGCTGAAGGGGTACCAGCGCCAGCAGAAGGCGCTCCGCGTCATCAAGCGCGGCGGGTCTGTCGGCCTGGCGGTCGGCGGCTCTCTCGGCGGCGCTGTGCTGGCACACAAGGGCGCATCCCGAGGAAGCGTCAGGCTGGGCCTGGCGGGGCTCGCGCTTTCCACTGCAGGGCAGGTCGGGGTCGTGGCGACCAAGAGGACCGTCGGGCGTCGCAGGTAGCCCATGCCACAGGCCCTGTCCATGGCCGGGGTCTTCTCGGAGATCGGCTACGCGCCACACCTGGTCCAACGCCGCATCCACGGCAAACTCAACTCGAAACGCTTCCGCGTGGTCTGCGCCGGCCGGCGCACCGGCAAGTCCACCCTCGGTGGCCACGAGCTCACCATCCGCGCGCTGCAGGCCAAGCTCCGATACAACGACCTGGAGCCGTTCGGCAGGCGCTCCGAGCACTGGATCGTCGGGCCGGAGTACTCCGACGCGGAGAAGGAGTTCCGCGTCCTGTGGAACGACCTGCTGACCCTGGAGGTACCCCTCGACCACCCGGGCAGCTACAACGACCCCAACGGCGGGAACATGCACATCTCGCTGTGGGGCGGACGTTTCCAGGTCCACGCCAAGTCCGCCAAATACCCCGGCACCCTGGTCGGGGAGGCCCTGGAGGGCGTGATCCTCGCTGAGGCGGCGAAGCTGAAGCCGTCGGTGTGGACTAAATACATTCGGCCTACATTGGCCGACTACAGGGGCTGGGCGATCTTCAGCTCCACCCCGGAGGGCAAGAACTGGTTTTACGAGCAGTGGAAGCGCGGCAACCAGGGCCTCGACAACTGGTGGTCGGTCCGGATGCCCAGCTGGACCAACGACATCTTGTTCCCCGAAGGCCGCTACGACCCCGAAATCACGGACATGGAAGCCGAGATGACGGAGGAGAAGTTCAACCAGGAGATCGGCGCCGATTTCACCGAGTTCGTCGGCCGCGTCTTCAAGGACTTCGATGAGGAGATCCACTGCCGGCACATCCCGTACGACCCGAACCGGCCCGTCTATCTGGCCACCGACTACGGCTACTCGAACCCGACTGTGGTGCTGTTCATCCAAACCGACATCTGGGACAACGTCTATGTGATCGGGGAGTACTACCAGGTCCACAAGACCATCGATGAGGTGGCGCAGGAGATCTGGACGCACCCCCGGCTGGGGTCGCTTGTGCGGGTCGCGCAGGACCTGTACCCGGACCCCGAGGATCCCGGCAGCAGCAAGTATCTGGCCAAGTCCTGGAAGGTCACCTCGCACGGCAACACCGGCGGTTTGATCCGGGATCGGATCGACATGATCCGTCGCGGCCTGAAGATTTCGCCCGAGTTCCTCATTCACGGGCACCCGGACCGGGCACCGAAGTTATATGTCGACCACAGCTGCCGCGACACGATCAGGGAAATGCAGGACTATCGCTACCCTGAGACCAAAGATGAGGACACGCAGGCTCCGAAAGAAAACCCGCTCAAAAAGGATGATCACTGTCCGGAGGCCTTGGGGCGGTTCTACAAGGGGCATTTCAGCGACACAGTAAGGAAGTCCGGGCAGGCGCGCCAGCGTACGGCCAGGTCGGCATAGGGGGAGACGACGTTGGCGACGACGGTTAAGACGATCTGGGACACCGCGACACCTTTCACCGGAACGCCGGCCGGCTGGCTGAGCAAGCTCGACGGGCTTCGCATCAACGCCTACACCCTCTACGACGAACTCTTCGCCAACGACTCCTCAGCGATCAAGGTCACGCTGCGGGAGGACGAAGAGAACCCGATCTACGTCCCGTCGGCGAAGCGGATCGTCAAGACCAAGGCCCGCTACGTCTGCAAGGACCTCGGCTTCCAGATCGTCAACACCACCTCCGGGCTCGGGCAGGCCGGGGAGGTCGAGGTCGACCCGAACACCCAGGCCGAAATGATCGTGGCGTTCGGCAACTTCTTCGAGCGGGAACGCTTCTTCGCCATGTTCCGGGCGGCGATGATGTTCGGCCTGGCGCAAGGCGACTGGCTGCTCTACCTCTACGCCGACCCGCTGAAGCCCGAGGGCAGCCGGATCTCGGTCCAGGCGATCGAGCCGGAGACGTTCTTCCCGATCAAGGACCCGAAGAACAAGACCAAGATGGTCGGGGTCCGCATCGTTGAGCAGATCACCGTCGACAACAAGGACCTGCTGAAGGTCCAGACGTGGCTGACAGCCAAGGCGTTCGGGCACCCCTCATACGCCGACGGGCAGTACGTGGACGGCGCGGAGATCACCCGCGAGGTCCTGGTGATGGAGCCGACCGACTGGGAGGACCCGGTCAAACGGAAGATCGTGCCGCACCCCGACTCGCTTCCGATGGAGATCCTGCCGGGGATCTTCCAGCTGCCGGTCTACCACTTCAAGGCCAGCGAGAAGCCCGGCGAGTTCTACGGAATCTCCGACATCGCCGGATTCGAGCGTCTGTTCTACGGCATCAACCAGGCGGTCACCGATGAGGACGTCGCACTGGCCATGCACGGCCTCGGGGTCTACGTCTCCAACGTCTCCCCGGTCGACGCCAACGGGAACCCCACCGACTGGATCATCGGTCCCAAGAAGGTCGTGGAGGTCGGCGGCGAAGACGGCCAGCCGGCCGCATCGTCGTTCTCCAGGATTCCTGGAATCACCAGCGTCGCCGCCAGCCAGGACCACATCAAATACCTGCAAGGCCAAGGCGAGTCGACCAACGGCGTCGGCCCGGTGGCGCTCGGCGAGGTCGACAACGCGATCGCCGAATCCGGTATTGCACTGGCGCTCCGGTTCGCCCCGCTGCTGGACGACGCAGACGACAAGGACAAGCTGATCCTGGCCGTGCTGCGGCAGCTGTTCCACGACCTCAAAGACTGGTTCGCGGCCTACGAGAGCGTCACACTGCCGCTCGAGCTGGAGGTCATCCCGGTCGTCGGGCCGAAGCTGCCGAAAGACATCGACAAAGAGGTGGCGCTGTACGGCGACCTGCACCTGGCAGGGGTCATCTCGACCGAGCTGTACCTCACCAAGCTCAACGAGCTGGGCTTCGACCTGGGTGATCCGAAGCAGATCATCGCCGACGCGCAGAAGCAGGCCGACGAGAACTTCGCCCGGCAACAGGAGCAGATGGCGCAGCTCGACCCGGGCGGCGACGCCGGGGCTGGGCAGCTCGCACAGGAGGCCGGCGGGCCTCCCCCGAATGATGCAGCGGCCGCGTGAAGTGGGACACCTGGATCCTTTCGCGGCTCTTCATAGCGGCACCTGAGCTCGGAGCCGACGTCGGCTTCATCGACGCCATGGTGGCCGCAGGGCTGCTGAGCGGCAAGCACGTCTC